GTTTCTTTGATGAAACCGTTGGCCATTGCCTGTGAGCAGCAGCCGAACGGCTCCGGTATCCGCTATTATAAGCATATCGTTCTCCGCGACACCTACCGCAACCTGTATAATACCGTAATTCCCTCCTGGCTCCAGTGGATCCCGAAAGATTTTGGACAATGGCGCGGCGGCGGCTCCGGAGAACCGGCCGAACACAGAATACGTTTCAAGGTCGGCAGCGACGGGACGATTGTCGACGCCTGGTTCATGTTTGTTGCCGTCGGCGATCAGAATATTGAAGACGTGCTGCGCGGTCTGGAGGTATCGACCGCACACATGAACGAAATGGACCGTCTGAACCCAAACGTGCTTCCTTTTCTGCGCGGACGGTGCGGACGTTATCCCAGCAAAGGCCTTGGTAAGCCGACTTTCAAAGGCTGCTGGGGCGACCTGAACGCGCCGGATGAGGATAATTATTGCGTAAAATTATTTATTTACGAAAAGCCTGACGAATTTGCCTTTTATGAACAGCCTGGCGGCCGTGAGCCAAATGCCGAAAATCTGAAAAACCTGCCTGACGGATATTATCAGAGCCAGGTTGCCGGTACGCAAGAAGACCTTGTGCGGCGACTTATCGATAATAAAATCGGGTATTCCCGCGAAGGAAAACCCGTCTATACAAGCTATAATGACAGTCTTCACGCTGCGGAAAAAGCTTTGCAGCCTGTTCCGGGGCTGCCTTTGTATCTGGGGGCCGACGCCGGATTGACGCCGGCGGTTGTCATTGCGCAGCAGCTTGGCAACGGACAATGGATTATTCTTGACGAACTGATAGCCGAAGACGCCGGCGCCTGGCGCTTTGGCGAACAGCTGAACCGTCTTCTGAAAGACCGTTACCGCGGTTTTTCCATTGCGGCGGCAACGCATGACCCGGCGGGGCTGGCCAAAAGTGCGACGGAAAGAGAAGAACGCAGCTGGGCTCAGATTATGCGCCTTGTAACCGGCATCAACTGGCGGCCGGCCCAGACAAACAGCCCTATTATCCGCATCGATGCGGTCAACGGCTGTCTGACGCGTCTGATTGACGGAGTGCCCGGCTTTAAGCTGTCGCCGACCTGCAAGACGCTGCGGCGCGGCTTCCTGTCGGGGTATTTTTTGAAAGACGGATCTCCTTGCAAGAATGAATTTTCGCATCCGCACGACGCCTTGCAGTATCTGCTCCTAGGGGGCGGCGAATATCTGGAAGTTATGAGCCGGACGAAAAAAAGGCAGCGTGCCGCCGGCATTTCAACCTTAAACACAAATTTCAGGGTTTTGAGCTGATGGGGAACTTAAAGGAAAATCTGCCGGAAAAATATTTTTTGGTTTTCAATACGCACAACCTGCCGCGGGGCGGCTGGTATCAGAATTTTCTGAAATTCTGTTTTGACCGTCTGAAGAAAGGCTTTTCGCATGTTGCTGTTGTCCGGCAGCTTGCCGATGGCTGCTTTCTCTTAATTGAGGGCTGTTCCGACCGCTTGTCCGTCGTTCCCGTCTTTGAGCGTAATTATCTCGACAATCTCAGAAAAAGAAAGGAACTGACGATTGTTGAGTTTTCTCCGGGAAAACCCGGAACCTGTTTTCACGGGATTATTACCTGTGTAAGCATCGCAAAATATCTGCTGGGAATTAAAAACCCGGCAATAATCACACCTTATCAACTTTACAAATATGTCAGAAAGGAAAAAGAAAATGGGAGGAAAGAGTTCTAATCGGGCGCAGCTGCTGGCAATGATGATGAATAAGCCGGACTATTCGGCTCTTGAATATCAGAAGCTGAAAGAAAACGAAGAAGCTGACCGTTTGGCGCGTGAAACTTATGCCAAGCGCAGCAATATGACCAAGCGCGGCGGATCTCTGATGAGTTACAGCGGCTCAAAGAAAAAGGCGGCGTAAATGGCAGAGTTTAAGGAACAGACGCTCAGGCGTTATCAAAAGGCTGTTGACCGTAAGAAGGTTGAGGATCTGAAAAAGAATTATATTTTTGTTTGTCCGCGCCGGTATCCCGGCGGCGGAGAAACAAAAGTCGCTGACGAAGTTTTTGATTCCACGGGGATTGACGCAACCTCGACCAAAGTCGGCAAGCAGCACAACCAGATTTTTCCGCCTTTTCATGAATGGGTCGACCCAGTTCCGACAATCCGCATTCCGGAAGAGGAAGAGCACCGTTGGGAAAAGTATAAAAAACAGCTTAAAGAACTGCTGCATAAGGCTTTGGAAATCTCTAACTTTCATGAAGTCATTGAAGACGTCCTGACGGACAATCTCATTGCCGAGGGCGCTTTGGCTCTGTATGTGGGTGAACCGGAATGTCCTTTTGTCTTTGAGGCCATAGACTGGGATATGTTTTTTACGGAAGAAGACTACGAAGGCCGGCCGCAGACCGTATTTGTCCGGGACAACATGACCTTGGACAATATTCGCTATAAGTGGCGGAAAGCGGAAATTCCGAAAGAACTGGAAGACTTGCAGAAAAATTCGGATCGGGAATTTGAAGTGGTAGCCTGTTACCTGTATGACATCTGGCATGATAATTATACTTATCAGGTCTGGTTGACGGACGGGGAACGGTTGCTGTGGGAAAAGAAATCGGTTCCTACCAGCCCTCTTATTGTCTTCAGAATAAACAAACGCATGCGGCGAACGGTCGGATATGGGCCGGTGCAGGATGTTCTGCCGAATATTCAGACTTCCAACTACGTTCAGAAACTTATTCTTCAGAACGCGGCGTTTGCGGTTTCCGGATTGTGGCAAACCGAAGACAATGGCGTTATCAATGCCGCAAATACGGTATTGCGTCCGGGAGCGATTATTCCCAAGGAAGTCGGGTCAAAAGGGCTTGAACCGCTTGAAGTCAACCGTAATTTTGACGTGTCGCAGTTTATTCTGACCGACCAGCAGAACAAAATCCGCGAACAGATTATGGGAAATACTCTTCCGCAGATTAAGGATGGCGTGCGCAGTGCTTCCGAATATGCTTACCGCCAGCAGGAAAAGAATGACCGGGAAATTCCGGCCGCGCTGAAGGTGTCGTATAGCCAGAACGCCCTGCTTAAGCGGATGTATGCCATTTTGACTTCGCCGCAAATGAAGGCCAGCCCTTACTTCATCGAGCCTTTTTCCTATACGGTCGAGGGACGCGTTACGCCGGTGAAAGTCAAGATTAAGGCGGCTAACCCGCTTATCAGAATGCAGCTGGAAGCCGACGCGGATAACTCGCTGAATACCTATGCCAATGCGCGCCAGCTTTTCGGCAATGTTACCGAATGTATGGTAAAACATGTCGATTATTGCCATCGTTTTTTGCTGGACAAGGGTTTTGACCCTGAATTTTTGGAGGATATTGACGATGCTAAAAAGAATTATGGCGCCATGCAGCAGCAACAAAATGAGCTTGTGGCTGCTGAAATTGCTGAGCAGAAAGCCAAAGACAACGGTTCATGACAGCCGCGAGCGCATTGACAGCTGTTATTCCGCTGTCTTTAACAGCGCGGCCGGCCGTGTTGTGCTTGACGACCTGCTTAAGCACAGCGTTTGCCGGCTGAGAAATTCTGACCTGACGGATCAGGAGCTGCGGGCTCTGGCCGGACAGATTCAGCTTGTGCTTAACATTTTAACTAAAATCAGAGGAGAATAAACATGAGTTTACCTAATAACATTCAGGAAAGCCAGACCGGACAGCAGTCGGGAACGGATAATGCCGGCGGCAGTGCGGTTCAGCAGAATGAGCGTTTTGTCGAATTCGAAGGCGAAAAAATAGAAATTCCCGATAATTTCTGGGATAAGGAACATAATCAGCCGAATGTCGGCGCTCTGGCCAAATCGCAGAACGATTTGCGCCGGCAGCTGGCCGAAGCGGACAAAAGCCCTAAAGACGGCATGTACAAAGTCAACCTGCCTGACGAGCTGAGAAACGTTGTTGAAGTCGATATGAAATCGCCGCTGCTGGGTGCCGCAATGGCTTTCTGCAAAGCTAACGGCATTTCTCAGGAGAAGTTTGACGAGCTTGTCCGCCCTTATTATGAGCAGATTGCCGCAGAGGGGGACAGTTATAGGGAATATCTGAAAGCTGAAGACGAAAAGCTGAACAGGATTTTCGGCAACAGGAAAGAAGAAGCTATTCAGCGCATCCATACATTTGCGGCCAACTGCGGTTATGATAAGGATCCGGAAAAAATACAGGAACTGAAACTGTGGACAAGCTCGGCGGCCGGGGTGGCCCTGCTGTTGGATATTATTAACGGCCAGAAGGATATTCAGGCCGGAAACAACGGTTCGGCCGTCAGTGCGTCTTATACGGAAGACCAGCTTTTCGAAATGATGAAAGATCCGCGCTACGAAACGGATAAAACCTGGCAGCAGAAAGTTTCCGACGGGTTTAAAGCCCTGTATCCGGAAAAATGACGGAAAAGCCGCTGAAAAGCGGCTTTTTTTTGCTTTTTTATTTGCGTTGCCGGCAGATTTGTGTTAAATGGAAAAAATCGAAGAATTAAACTTAAAGAATGAAAAGAAATGCTTGTTTTTATTGACGAATGCGGCGACGCCGGTTTTAAGCTTGAAAACCAGGGCTCAAGCCAGTATTTTATTCTGGTCCTGGTAGAGTTTCCTGATGCGGAAAGCGCTCAGGCGGCGGATGAAAAAATTGCCGAACTGCGCAGAAGTTTGGGCATGCACCAGGAATTTAAGTTCTGCAAAGACAGCCGCAGAACGAAACTGAGCTTTTTTGAGGCTGTGAAAGACTGCAATTTTACGGTCGAAACCATTGTCGTCGATAAAAAACTTATAGAATCCAAGTATTTGCGAGAGCATCCGAAAAACTTTTATAATTTTATGCTGAAGGAACTTCTCAGCCATTCACAGATTGCCGCAGCCAAAGCCAAGATTATTCTGGACGGCCAGGGCAATAAACACTTTGTCAGCGAGCTGAAGTCTTATCTGCGTCATTCCGCCGTGCAGATGAAAAGCTTCTCCATGAAGGACAGCAAAAAAGAAAACCTGTTGCAGCTGGCTGATTATGTGGCCGGCGGCATTATGTGCGCATACAAACACGGCAACGATGATTATAAGCGGTTGCTGAAGGACAAAATTTTTAATAACTGGGAATTTAAATAAAAAAAATCGCCGTTTCTTTCCAGTCTAGATAAGACCTTAGGTGCACCATCCGGAGCCCGTTGAGATTGAAACGGCATTGCGTATATTATAATTACATAATAAACGCCGAATTGCAAGTAAAAAATAGTATATTTTCAACAAATTTTATATATACTTTGGATTAAGTCCGGTATATGCTGATTTTGCCGGGGACGGCGCAAATATGCCGAATAGCGCCGCACAGCCTATCTGATGTGTGTTTAATCCCGGCGCCTTCCAGTCTTTCCAAGCATAACTTTTAAGAAAGTTTAACAGCCTGCTTCTTGTCTGAATAGTAAAATATAACTCTGCGAAGCTCGCAGTTACCGCAACTTTAAAGGAGTTAAAGCCATGGAAAACATTAATATCAGCCGTTTTTGCCTGGGTATTGTCGGACGGGAGGAAATTTTCGGCGCGGATGCGCTGCGGCTTCCGGCCGAGATTCGGCGTTATTTTGCAAGGCAGTATGCCGATGCAGAAGGAAAAGCCCTGTTCCTGACTGTTTCCGGCGAAGTGCAGCTTTGCGCTCCGGAAAGCCTTTCCCCTGAAGAAAAAAAATATTTCGGAATTAATCCAAAAATGGATTGACTTTGAAGAGTTATTATTTTAACCTCTGATACAGAGGGCTGAAATATCTCTTTTCGGCCGGCGTTATTTCCGACATAAGGGAGTTTATACTCCTGTTGCCGAAAATCCTGTTCAGTCTTTCGGCCGGTGTTAATTCCGACTGAACGGAGTTTATACTCATTCTCCGGATCGGTATTATTTCAGCCCTCTGCCAGCGGCATATCTTAGCCAGACCCGTTGTTGTAAAGGCCTTAAATTAATTTTTTGAGGGTTTACGCATGGGTTTTTTCTTTTTTAAACCGGCCGGACCCGAAAAAAATTCTGAATGAAATTTTTTAAAGGGAAAAAATCATGGCAGAGAAAGATATTTCTGTTGCATTTACGAAACAGTTTCAGTCTGAGGTCAAGCTGGCTTATCAGCAGAGTGGCTCAAAACTGCGCAATACTGTTCGTACGCAAAACAATATTGTCGGCGCTTCGACGGTTTTTAACAGGATCGGCAAAGGCACGGCAAGCACCAAGGCGCGCCACGGACTGGTGCCGGTAATGAATTTGGAGCACGGCACGGTCGAATGTCTGTTGTCGGACTATTATGCCGGCGACTGGGTTGATGCTCTTGACGAGAAAAAGACCACCATCGACGAGCGCAAGGCGATTGCCACGTCCGGCGCTTATGCTCTCGGCCGGAAGTCTGACGCGCTGATTATTGACGCACTCAAAACCACCAAGACGGAAGTTGGCGACGGTACGACCGGGCTGACCAAGGCTCTTATTCTGGAAGCCTTTGCCAAGCTTAACAGCACCGACGTCCCGGATGACGGGCAGCGTTTCGGCATTGTCGGCGCTGTTCAGTGGAACGAGCTGTTGGGTATTGAAGAATTTACCAAGTCTGATTATGCCGGCGACAACCTGCCGTTCCTGAAGGGTACCGAAAGCCGTAAATGGCTCGGTATCAACTGGATTTTGCATACCGGTCTGCCGCTGGATAGCAATGTCCGCAGCTGCTTTGTCTATCATAAGACCGCTGTCGGCCATGCGTCCGGTCAGGATATTAAAAGCGATATTACCTGGCACGGCGACCATGCCTCCCACTTTATCGACAACATGATGAGCCAGGGCGCCTGTCTGATTGACGGCGACGGCGTTGTCAAAATCAAATGCAAGGAAGCAGCCGCGGTTGTTTCTGAAGATGATGAAGGGTAAAAATATGTTTATGCTTAAAAATCTGGTTCTGGTGGCCTATGCCGGTTCATTCAGCCTTTTTTCCTACAAGACCGCGGATAAAACCTCGGAAGTTCTGAAAACCGGATATTTGACGTCATCGCATATCCGGGCCGGCGATGCCGTTCTGGTGTTCTGTTCTGACAAAACGGTTTTGTGCGAAGTCCTCAAAAAAGGCGACAGGCTTCGTCTGAACGTCATTTCCGGCGGGGCCGAAACTTCCGGCATTTCCTTTGAATGCCAGCCGGCCGTTGCCGATTTGGAATTTAAGGAAATTGTCGAAGGGGCGCCGCTTGCCGCGGAAGTCAACGAACGTCTTAAGGCTTTGACGGATAAGGTCAACAATACGCTGGCGGTGCTGCGCGCCGTCGGCTGCGTCAAAAAGAAATAGGCGGCGATGTATACGAAAGAGCAGATATGCAGCGCAGCCTGCCTGAGGCTCGGCTGTTCCGAAATTGTCGGATTTAACGAGGGCACAACGGAAGCAAAGGTCTGTGCCTCTGTTTATCCGCTGGTTTTGGAAAATCTGCTCTCGTATCGCTGGAATTTTCCGAAAACGGCTGTCAGTCTGGCTCGT